TCCCATCCCTCTCTAAACTTCGCAGGTGCATTGGTTGGGTCAGCGTTCCCCATCAACGACACTCTGATATACCGATGAACATGGTCAGGGTGTTTGCTCGCATCAGGCATCGGAAGCGTTTCTGGTGGCTTCCAAGTCATGACACGTTCATCCGTCTGACGATTATCCAACTCACGAGTAATACGATTCTCAGCCATTGTTGTTCTCCAATTTCATTTGCTCACGTGCATACGCCTCGGGCGACACACCAAGCTTCTTTGCGATTGCAGCCTGAGAGGCTGTGATACGGACTTGTCGCGGTGCTGTAGACCGCGAAGCTGGCGCAACAACAGTGGTCGATTTGCGCGGTGCCGGGGTTTCCGGTTCCGTGAGTTGAGATTGCGCTTCCCCAAAATATTCGGGAAACCGCTTCTTCATCGTCAAATCAATCTGGCGATAATAGTCGTCAGGCTGAGTGCGGGGATCCACCCCGGATCGAACCAATTTTTCATGCAAACCTAACGCGAGGGCGGTCATTTCCTCATCGGCACCGAACCAAGTGTTCCTCTGACGCCATGATTCCGCACGGCTATCAGGCTGAACTCGGGGTGCCTGTTGGGCTTGTTGTTGCTGTTGTACTCTCGAATCGTCCTCCTGTAAAGAGGGTCTAAACTGTTGATACTCACGGAGTTTCAGTTTGGCGTCGGTCAACGCCTCCTGCGCTTCGGTAATCCGGTCAGCATCCCCAGTCTCGTAAGCTCGCTTCAAGGCTTCCTTGGCAACTGTAACTTCGGTCGTTGCGGCCTTGGTTACCTCGTTGATAAAGACTTTTTCACCCTGTCCAACACGCTGCTTAAGCTGTTGATTTTCCTGATGAACCCGCTGAGCGTAGGCTAAAGCTTCTTCTCGCTCACGGGAGGCGCGCTCCTTCTCACGGCGCTCATCGTGCCAGACTTTCTTCATCTGGCTGAGACGCTGCTTTACCTTGTCGCTGTAGGCGCTGAGATCATCTTTATCTAGCTCTTCAACGATCTGCGGGGGCAGCGGGGTACGGTTGCGGTCTTCCGGTGGGGTATCGTCCACCACCTCGATAGCAACCTCGTCGGTCTCCGGGGTAGCTTCCGCTTTCGGTTGCTCATCCGGAAACTTGTATTCTTCTAATGCCATGTGTCCTCCTTAAACGCGATTAATGCCGCGAGGGTCTTCAACAACCCCTTCCACGGTGTCATCGTTGATGATTCGCCACTCGGTACCGTGGATCTTCAAACGGGTACCTGAGTACGCACGGACGAGGATGAAGTCCCCAACCTTGCACCACGGGCCGTTCGGGAACCGCTCTTTATCTGCATAGGCTTGCGGCCCCATCTTGGCCACGAACAGCACGACGGTTGAGCTTTGCTCACCTTCGATCACCGACTCGGGTTTGATGATCCCAGACTCACCAAAGGTCGCGTCGATCTTTGGCACCATGCAGAGAATCTTGTAACCAGACGGATCGGGGATCTGTTTGGCTTTCAACACAACATCTTGTGTTGCCTCGACATCAATATCACTCATCGTCGTCCTCCATCCGTTTTGCAAGGTCATCTATAAGTGCGTTTGTGTAGTCAAGACCTTGAATGACTCCACACAGTCTGCTGTACTCGTTCTGCGATGCTTTGCCACTGAGTACGTTGTGGGCAGCACGTTGGCGCTCTTCGGCTATCTTGTTCTTGAGATAGTCGAACGCGGATTCTCTTATCACTCGTTACCCTCCTCTTCTCCATCTGATACCTGTTCCTGCGCTTGCTGGGCTTTGCGATCCGCGTCGTTCTCGCTAGCCTGATGTTCAAGCGTGGCTGCATGTTTGAGCATGTCTATACCAGACTGCGCCTTCATCTGACGTTGGCGGTGGCCTTCGTGCTGGATGTTTGCGCCGATCTTGTGCGCCTCGACCAAGTGCTGGGACTTCTCCAGCTCTCGCTGGTGACCCTGATGCGTAAGGGTCGCACCCAGCTTGACGCCTTCCATCTGTTGCCGAGCCTTGAGATCTTCTGCCTTTGCTTCGGCATCCATAAGATCCTTTTCTTTCTTGCGCTCGATCTCTTGCTGCTGTAGCTGCAACTGAAGTTGCTTGATCTGCTGCTCCATCTGCATCTGCTGTTGCTTCATCTGAAGCTCCTGCTGCCGCAACTGCAAGTCCTGCTGCTGGATCTGGATAAGCGGATCCTGCGCCTGTTGCTGCGCTTGCATCTGCTGCTGTTGCTGCTGGTTGTTCTGGAACAGCTTCTGCGCAGCCAAGGCTTCAAGCTGCGAGATCTGAACCTCAAGCTGTGGCGACATGTAGCCCGTCGTATTGTCGTCGCCTTCTGCACCGGCAAGTGCGGCTTGAGGGGGAGGCGGCAGTGTGGAGCCGAGGTTCTGCTCGATCTCCCTGCGATATTCCATCGCCACATGCTCCATCAAGTGAGCCATACCCGCCGCCATGATCGCTTGTGCTTGTGGGTTCTGCCCCACAATCTGCATAAGCTTGGGGTCGTGCATCGCTGCCGTGTGGGTAGCGATATGGGCTTGATGATCCTGATACAGGAACGCCTTGACTGGTTTGCCAACCATGATGGCCATGTTCTCGGACACAGGATCCATCGGCAGCATGTCGTCCTTGAGCGGCACGATCTTCTGGGCGTTCTTGACGCCCAGCACTTCGATCATTTGCCGGTGAAGGTACGGGAGATCATAGATTTGAGGCGCTTGCTGAGCCAGCTGCATGACCGCCTGATACTGCACCACACGCTGCGCCATAGTTGATGCGTTAGGGTCGGAAACAGGAAGAACGTCACAACAATCGTAATCAGAACGCTTAGCGCCTGCGTCTCCAACCTCGGGTTGATAGTCATAGCTCTCCGGGGTGTTATCCCTGATGATGGCTGCAAGAAGCTTGAACTCTTCCTTCATGGTGTAGTGAATGCGCGCCTGAACGGCACTCATCACCTTCATCACACGTTCGAGAATGGCAAGCGTCGTCCCTACCGGTGCCTGTGCCGACATATCCGATATGTTCAACTCAGCCATCGCGGCGAACTGACGACCGTCAGCCACCACTTTATCCATCAACGCCATCAGAACCTGCGACGGTTCCTTGTATGGCAGCGGCAAGATGTTGTCGCGGATGGAACCGCTGGGTACGTCTACATCCCTGAACTCGCCCGGAGCGATGGGGGTATCGTCACCTTTAACACGTAGGCCGCGACTCTTAAGACCCCCCGGCAGATTGCTGAGCGTACCCGCGTCGATAAGCTGCCGCATGAGGGATGTGGCCGTGTGGGTATGACCACCGATAAGGTGTATGAGACCGAAGTAATAGAACCCGAATCCCGGTATGTAACCGTAGTGAACGAAATGCTGCCGTCGGTGTTTGAGCTTGTCGTCCTCCAACCAGTTGCGGCGTATGGCGAGGATAGTGTTTGTCCCCTTCTCAACCGTAACCACGTAAGGTAATTTGATCCCCGTTGGTTCGCCATGCTTGTCGGTGTCCTCATACCCTTCCAAGTCCAGATCAACGTGCATCTCAAGCAGCTGGAACCGATTGTCGATGGATGCCGTGAAGCCCTGCTCGGTGGCTTTCTGTTTCTCAATCTCGTCCAACACCTGCACCGGATCGCCAAGGTCAACGTCACGGTAGAACCCCGCCACCATCAGGCGACGCAACTCGTTCTTCGTCTTACGCATCCTGTGCGTGACGCGCTCCGCAGCCTGTAGGCTGGGCGCACCGTAGGGGACGATGATGTCTTCAGCCGGGATGAACGTCGCCACCTGCCGGTCGAGCGAAGGGTCGAAGTAGATTTTCTTGAACGCATTACCCGAGAGCGCCGTAGCCAGCAGCAGTCGTTCATGCTCCGGGCGATACTCCTGCATCACCTCGGTCAGCTCGTAGTTCATGTCGTCCTGAACGCGCTGTGCTGCTTGCTTCTTCTCGGTAGTCTCCTTACCGATAATCTTGGTACGCACAGGGCCAGCGGAGGGGAAAGTCTCCATGATCAAGTCGGATTGAAATTTGACCGCCGCTTCCATCAGCAAGGGATGGTAGACGCCGCTGGCTCCCGGCCACGGCTCAGACCGATCTTCGTACTTGAGGCCAAGCAGCTTCAGCCCCCTGACGTAGATCTCAAGCCAGTCCTTGCGACCGTTCATATCTTCGGTCACATCAGCCATCAAGTCGTAAGCCAAAGACGCAAGACTCGACTCATCCATCTCCTCCGCAATGTTGGCATCGAACGCTGGCTCGCCATGCCCTATATGAATGTCCAACGGGCCAGCGTGGATATTCACTTCCTCCGGGTCAACAATCTCAACGGTGATAGGCTCGCCATCACCAAGACTGGCAAGACCTGACGGGGCTGGGTTGACGGACTTATCAATGCTCATTTCATGTTCCTATCGCACCATTCATGCGCTGTATTTGAATCAGGCGAGTCCATACCGACACAGGTAGGGGTAACCCCGTCAGCCCATTTCTGGATCGACAGAAAGATCCCACCACGAGGCCCAGCCACGCCGCTGTGTGGACTATTCGCTGTTATGTAGACATCTTCTTTGGAGTCGCTTGTATTCCACGTCTTGCCGTTGATGGTGATCATGCCTTCACCCGCCATGGCAAGCTCGTAACTATCGACGTTAGGATGGCTATGCTCTACCGCCAACGCACCGGGGTCGCTGACGATCATCTGCACTTGGAACTGTCCTTTCCTGTAAAGGACAACAGAGTTGATGTTGGGATACGACCGAACTGCATCCACGGGTGGGCGCAGCTTGCGAGTACGCAGCCACCAATCCTTAAACTCATCCAGAGTGGTAAACGTCGTCATCAGTAATACCCTCTGTGCCTTTTCGACTTGAACCACTGCATGGGTTCCTGTTCGTCCGATGGAAGCTTCACGAACCCACCTTGACGGAACCGCAGCAGCGCAAGCGTTGTCGAGTCCACCAAGTCATCGTTACGCCCAGCCGGGAAGTCGTTGCACTCCTCAACGACCTCCCATGCCCAACGCCTGTCAGGCACCCAGACCATCCCTGATCTGAACAAATCAGTCACTGCATTCACACGGCTAATCTTGTCTTGGCCCTTGCCGGGGGTGAACTCCATGATTGGCACCCCCATGCGGCGCATCTCCTGATACAGCACGGCACCGTTGGATTTTTTCTCAACGATGAAACTGTCCGGGTTCCACTCTTTATACTGATCCAACACCAAGTCCTTCAGCTCCGGGTACTCCAGCCGCTCCTTGATGGCGTTCAGCAAGATAATCTGATGCGTCTTGAGTTCTTCATTGTAAAAAATCCCCCACGCCGTCAACGCATTGAAGTCGGCGCGGTTGTTTTTCTCTTGTGCGGCGTCAAGCGCCATGATGATGAACTCGCAGTGTGGCGGATCGTCTTGCTCCCACACCTGCCAGTACTCACGCTTGATGAGCGCACCTTCTTCCGAAGTCGGCTCTTGCATGTACTGGGCTTGCCAGTACCGCACATCCATGTCGGCCTTCTTGGCCAGCAGTTCTTCCAACGACCAAAACTCAGGCCACAGGGGTTTCTCATTCAGGATGGCGGGGAACTCAACGATCTCCCACTCTGCCGTCCCTTCGTTCTTGATCATGTGGTCGATGACCTTACCCGTGAGGTCTAGCTTTGACCAGCGGGTCATCACGATGATGATCGCGCCCCCCGGCATCAATCGTTGGATCGGGCCTGATTGAAACCATTCCCATGCTGGCTCAAAGACGTGAGGGGTTCCTTGCTTGGCTTCCTGCTCGGAGTGTGGGTCATCAATAATGAACAGATCGGCACCACGCCCAGCCAAAGCACCACCCACACCAATAGCAAAATACTCTCCGTTAAAGTTGGTACCCCACCGAGAGGCGCTCTTGCTATCTGCTTGTAGCTCGACCTGCGGAAAGATGTCA